GGACCGGGCGGGTGGGTGGAGTGTTGTTGTTGCTGCCGCCGATATTGGGGCTGCTGCCGCCGGCGTTGCTGCTGGGCCGGCTCGGCGTGGGGCTGCTGTCGCTATCGCTATCGTCGCTGGGCTTGTTGCGGTTGCGCTCGGCTTCGCGGCGCTCGCGCTCGCGGCGCTTTTCTTCTTTTTCGGCTTCCTGCTCGCGCGCCTTGCGCTGCTTTTCCTCTTCTTTGAAAATCTTGTCGAGCCACACCAGCTGCTCTTTCATCAGCGCGATTTCGTCTTTGAGCTGCTTGGCCAGGGCGCCGTCGCCGTTGAGCGCGGCGCGCTTGGCCTCGATCTGCAGCAGCGCAATCTGGCGCTGAACGTTGGCCTCGTCGCGCGCCTGGCGGGCCTTGGCGATCTGGTCTTCGGTGCCGTTGAGTTCCAGCCAACGGAATTTGAGGTCTTCCAGCCCGCTCGCGCCGCTGCTGGTGAGCGCGGCCTGTTGGCGCTCGAGCGACTCCATCATGTTGATGTAGCCCTGGGCTGCGCCCTGAGCGGCTTTGATTGCCGAGCCGAGGTATCGCGTCCACGACTCAATGCTGCCCCCGGCATTGCCCATTGCCAGCGCGGCCTGATAGGCGCGGTCGCCGGCCTCTTTGGCGCCAGCGGCAAATTGATTGCTCGCGTCCGCAGCCGACAGCCAGGCGACGCTCGCGCCCTTGGTGGTCTCGACTGCATCGGCGACCGAGTTGCGCGCGCCCATCAGCGATTCGCCGGCATCGTCGGCGGCCTCGGCAATGTCGCCCATGCCGTCGGCGGCCCCCTCGGTCGATTCGGCCAGCGCTTCGGTGGCTTTTTTAGACTCTTTCATCGATCGGACGATCGACTTGCCGGTTTCGTCCGTCTCGACCTTGAATCCGTACTGCGCTGCCTGTGCCTCGATAGTGGCATCTGCTACGCCACCGTTTGCCGCGATTGCAGCGTTCGCGTAGGCCTCGAACGCTGCCGGCAGCTGGTCCTTGACTTCGCGGCCCCCCGAAAGGATCAAGTCAAAAGCCTCTTCGGCCGCATCTGCTGTGCGCTTTAAGCTCTCGGGAGACTCGACGCCAAGCTTCCGGAACGCCTCGCCGATCGACTGAATGCCCGGAACTGCGTCCTCAGCTCTATCACGAGCCTCTTCGACTGCGGCGGCGAGCCCTCGGACTTCTGTGCTGCTGAGCTTCCCAACAGCAGCGAGCGCATTGATTTTATCGACAAGCGCGTCAAGCTCATGGCCGCTCGCAGCTCCGACCGCACGCTCGAGCTCAGTCGCAATGGCACCCGCAGGGGCCTCAATGCCGCGCATGCTCTGGACAATGGCGTTCGAGCCCGCGATCGCGGCTTTGACGAATGCGTCGTATGCTGCGGCGATGTCTTCAGCTGATGCCGTGCCGCTGCTTCGGATGATTTCATAGTCGCGTCGATAGCTCTCAGCAACCCGCTTCATCTCTTCCGACGACTTCACACCCAGCCGGGTAAATGCAGCATCGACGGCTTCGGCCGTGTCTTCGGCTTTGACCTTGGTTTTGTCGAGTTCAGACTGCATCTCGACAAAAACCTTGGCAGCGCCCTTGGTGTCGCCGGCGGCGATGAATTCCTTGTATTGGGCGGTCAGCTGGGCAATCTTTGCCGCGATGTCGCCGGACTGGTCGCCGAGCTGTTTGGCGCCGGCGGCGCTGTCGACCAGCCCCTGCTTGAAGCCGACCATGGCCACGTCGGCGGCGGCAAAGGCGGCGTTGACGTCGGACAGCTGGCCTGCACCCTTGCTCCAGGCGCCGGTCGCTGCGTCGAACGCGATCGCCCCCTCGATCACAGCATCGTGCAGTTGGCGGGAGCTCGTGACGGCCACCCCGGTCTGAGCAGAAATCTCAGCCAGCCGGGCAGCCACTTGCTGACTGGTAACGCCTAAGTCCGCGAGATTTGTGCCAAGACCAACTACGGTCCCTCCAAGCGCCTGCATCACGTCGCTGGCGCCGAGTGCAGCCGTTTTTACCTGCTCAACCGCCGGGGCTGCGGCCGACGCCGATTCATTCACCCTTGCCCAGGCTGCGTTGACCTCTTCTGCGCCCTCGGCGATGCCAGCGAAGGCCTCGCCGCTCTTGGCCGTGAATTCCTCATAAACCGCATAGGCTGCGCGGGCCTCTTCGCGCATGCGCTCGGCGGCCTGGCTAAAGCCCGCCGAAAGATCGCCGAACGTGATCTTCGCCAGCCCATCGGTGATCTTGGCCAGGTCAGCCAGGAATGCGGACGCCAGCCACGACATGCCCGCGCCCAGGCTGTAAATCGCGGTTTTCACCGTGGCGAGGCCGGTGCCCATGGCCGCCCAGGCCAGGCTGAGCACGTTGCCGGCGGTGGTGGCGTTGTTGCCGATGTCGGTGAACCACGCCTGCATATCCGCAGCGAAGGCCCGCATATTGGCGTGTAGCTGCGTGAAATCGATCTTTCTGGCGAACTCCTCCGCCCATTTTCCAGCGGCCTCGAACGCAGCCTTAAAGGCGCCGCCAAACGCAGTTGCAGTGCCATCTTTGACGAACGCACGCACCCGATCAGACAGCGCGCTGACTTGGCGCGCCAGCGTGTCGAGGACCGGCGTTCCAATGTCTTCCTTGAGCGACGTCCACGCGCTGCTAAAGCCTTTCAAGGCACCGTCGAGGTTTTTCGAAACAATGCCCGCGAAAGTCCGCGCGCTGCCTCCGGACTTCTCAAGCTTCTCCACCAATTCGTCGAGCGAGCCAATGCCCTGGTTCAGCAATGCGCGCAGGGCCGGCCCGGCCTCAGTGCCGACCGCCAAAAGCGCTTCACTTGCACGCGGCCCGGCTGCGGCCAACTCACGAATTGCCTGGTTGAAATCGCGCGTCCGGATCCCCGAGTTGCGCAACGCCTCACTGAACTTCGATGATGGGTCAATGAACTGCGCCAGAATTGCATTCAGGGCTGTCCCGCTTCGGCTTGCGTCAATGCCGGCATCAGCGAACTTGCCCAAGTAGGCGACGGTTTCCTCGAGGCTCAATCCCAAGCTGTTGGCGATCGGCGCGGCATAGCTCAACGCCTGGCCTAGTCCCTCCACGCTGGTCTTTGTGGCGTTGGCGCCTTGCGCCAGCACATCCGCCACCCGCCCCGCGTCCTCGAAGCTCAGGCTCATCCCGGCCACGGCCTGCGTGATGTAACCCGCTGCCTCTGCCAGGCCCACACTGCCAGCCGTGGCCAGGTCCAATGCGGCCGGCAGTGCTTTGACAGCATCGGCGGCGCTCAAGCCTGACTTGACCAACTCCTCCAGGGCGCTGGCGGCCTGAACGCTGCTGTACTGGGTGCTTGAACCGGCCTCTTTCGCCGCTGCTCTGAGTTCGGCCAGCTCTGCAGCCGTGGCGCCAGCCGCAGCTTGCACGGCAGACATCGCGCTTTCAAAATCACGAGCGCTGTCGACGCTCGACTTGAACAGCGCGACCCCGAAAAAGCCCGCGATCGCCGCAGCCACACCGGCCACCTTGGCCTGCAGGCTGCTGAACACGCTCGACGCTTCGTCGCGCGCGGTAATCAGGATTCGGGTGACGAGATTGGCCATGGCGCCAGTCTCGCGCGCGCGCGGGGAATGGCGGAAGGTGAAGCGATTCGGGCTGGAGCAGCCCTAGCTGATTGTCACGTCACCACGGCGTCAGCATGAGCGGCGAGCGCCTGCGCACCGGCGCATCGCCCTCTGCTGGCACCAAACCGAACCGTGCGGCCCCGCAGATTGTCGATGTAAACGTGTCGCTTGATACGCCAGCAAACTCAGACGCATCTAGGTCGCCTACCCAACCGCTCACGCCATACGCTCGCGTTGTGAACCCAGCAAGCGGCGGGTCAGACAAAATGCTGGTCGTGGTGCCGGATACGAACATCGACACAACTTTAGCCATTGCGGGGTCTGTCCCCGGCATAGTGCCGACTGAAAATACTGTGCGTGCAAGCCGCCCTGCTGCAGCGACATTCTGAAACGGGGTATCGGTGTTGACCCCTCGGTAGATTGCAGTCACGCTCCGCTGGCCGTCGGAGACTGTAACGGTACTTTCGTCGCCGTCTGACGGCGCAAATCTATAGATGAGCCTCGCGGACGTGCCTGCGTACAGCGACGTGTATCCGCTGGGTGTCCCAAGGTCTAACTGCGACGACGTGCGCAGCGCGAAGATCACAATCAGGTCGCCTGCGAGCCGGGCGGGCACAATCACTGATACAGTCGCGCCCGGAGTGGCAACAGCGGCAACGAACTCAATCGACATCACTCACCCCACTGCACAGCAACAACCTCAGCCACGGTCTGTGCGGCGTCAATCTGTGCTCGCAGGGTCTGAGACTCGACGTGTATCGCTGCAACCCACTGCCCACCCGCGAACCCGAGTGCGAGCATTTCGGCAGGCGTGAGCGAGTGCGTGACGTTTTCAAAGCTGGTCCAGACGAGGTTGCCGGGGATGCCCGCGACGATCATGCCAACTGCCGCCGTGGTCTGAGCGGTCAGGTCGGCCTTGGCGCGCTCGGTCATCTCGACGTTGCCTGCAACATCACCGGGAAACACGTAGGGCATCAACCCAGACTGACGCTGTTCGCGCTCGCCCTTGATCCGCGCCCAGGCGAGCGCCTTCACATCCTCTAGCGGCAGGTCTTCGACCGACCATGAAATGACGTGCGGAGTGACCGAGGTATCCACCGTGCGTGCCCCGCGTTGCTGCCACCATTCGACAGCGGGCTGCACGACGGTGCAGCGGGCCACGTCGTAGTACTCGGCCAGCTCGGCATCGGTCAGAAACTGCGGGCTGATGACGTTGGGGATGAGCGTCTGCACGCGACTGGTCGGGTCGCCGTCGGGCGTTTGGTAGTACATCATGCCCTGCCCCCGTCGCCGATCCAGCCGGCTGCCGTGCCTCGCAGCACGATGATGTTGCGCGCGCTCGCTGCGGTGTCGAAGGTTGGCGCAACACCGCCCAGCCAGACGATGCCGGGTATCGTGATCGACCGCCCGGCCGTGCCGTCGTTGGTCAGCAGCAGGGTCAGGTGTTCAGTGATGCCGGCCCCCACGCCCGGCAGCGTGATTGTGATGTTCCCGGCGAGGGTCATCGTAATGAGGTGCCCAAAATACAGCGAGACCGCCACCGCGCCGGCCACCACGCCGAGGTCATACACGGAGCGCGGCAGCAGCAGGTCCGCCTCGCGCGCGGCCAGCGCATAGGCGCCGTCACTGGTGCCCACCGCGAGTTGCGCCCGGTCGGTGACCAGGTAGGGCTCGCCGGCGGCCAGGGTTTCGGCCGTGGCTGCGGCGTTGAGTTGCGCGAGGGTGCCGCGCTTGATGCGGATCTGGGCCATGGCGGCTTAGAACGTACCGCCATCGACGGTCTCGACCGCCAGCGTTGCGAAGGCGTTACCGGCGTCCTTGGTCCAGCTCATGCTCGCCGCCATGCGCAGCACGCCGTCGGTGCCGTCGGTGCCCCACAAAAAGCCGGGTGCGCCGCCTGAGATGACGGCGACGCGTTCGTCGGTGGCGCCTGCGGGGATCGCCAGCGCCGCCTTGAACGTGTCGAACGTAACTTTTCGCTCTTTCTGCCCGGTGGCGTCGGCATCGTGAATGATCAGCAGATCGGTCGCGCCGTTGATCGCGCCCGCGGTCGACAGATCGTCGATCGCCGGCACCACGGCCAGCTTGGTCGTGGCGTCGGTGGCCACGTGCAGGGTGCCGCGGTCGGTGGTGATGAGCGGCTCGCCGGCCAGCATGCCGCTGGTGGGCAGGTTGGCCTTGATGCCGCGTTTGAGTTGGATGCGTGCCATGGTGCGATTACTCCTGGTGTGGGGCTAGAACGTGCCGCCGTCGATTGTTTGCAGGCCGAGGTTTGCCCGGGCCGCCGCTTTGGCGGGTTCGTCGTCGAACTCCGCCAGGCGCAGGCTTACCGCCAGGGCGCCAATGCTCTCGGGCGTGATCGCGCCGCCGGAGCCGTCGCCCGGGGGGCCGGGTGGGCCAGGCGGGCCGGGCTCGCCGCGCAGCACCGGGGCAAAACCGAATGACAGACAGTCGCCGGCCAGGCTCAGGGTGAGTTTGCAGCGGGCGCTCATTGGGTGACCGCCTGCACCAGCTGCACATCGCGGCTGTTCGAGATCAGCACGGTGCCATCGGGCGCCTCGAGGCGCACATCGACCGCATAGCGGCCGGGCGCCCACGCGGCCTGCTCGGTGGCCAGGGCGCCGATCGACAGCACCCCGGCGGCGGCATCGAGCCAGCTGCAGTTGAGCTCGATCACCCCGGCCGGGCCGCGCAGGTGACTGCGGGCGAGCCAGCCGGTCATGTTTTGCGGCTGGCCATCGAGCGCGAGCGCGCCCACCAGGTCGAGCGTGGCGCCGATCTTGTGGACGTAGGTACTCACGCGTCGCCCCGGGGTCAGTCGAACAAGCTCACGCGGGCAAAGCCGCCGTAGCTGCCGTCGCTGACGAGCTCGGGCACATACAGGCCGGCACCCGACAGCTTGAGCGTCGCCTCTTCGTTGGTGAGCCAGCTGAAGTCGCCGTCCATGGCCAGCGCGATGCGCGGGATGATGACCCGGCCTTTCTTGCCGTCCTGGTTCACGCCGTTGAAGATGATGCCGCGCTCGACGCTGGCCGCGCCAAATGCGGCGATATTCACATAGCCGCCGTAGGCATAATCGACACGCAACGGCTCGACATGCGCGGCAGGGTGAGCGATCAGCCGGCAGCGGGCGTGATCTGCGTCTTCCACGGTGTAATGGGTGCCGGCGACGTAAACGAGCGGCGTCACCGCAGTGCTGTCTTCAATGACGATCGCGCTGGCTTTGGGGTGGCGCAGGTTGAAGTAGTCGCCGGGCGCGAGCTCGGGTAGCTGCTCTGCGGTGACGGTGCCCGACTCGACCACTACGGCGGCGCCAAACAGCGCGGCGGCCAGCGTGCGGCCGCTGAACTGGTACATCGACAGCGACACACTCATGGTCTTGCCGGTCTCGAGCTGGGCGAGCGTCAAGCGCTGGCCGCTGCAGCTTTCCTGCAAATCCTTGGTGGTGCGGGCGATGTTGGTGGTGAGCGCGCTGTTACCGCAGCCTACGCGATAGACGTCCACCAGATAGCCGGAGTCGGGGCGGCCATTGGCGATGTCGAAGGTTCCGATCTGGATGGGGCCGTTGGCCGTCCAGATCATCGAGGTGTCAGGGGTGACTGCCATGGGTTACTCCTTCTTGCCGGCCTTGCCGGTGTCGGTGTCGGTGGGGGTCTGCTGGGCTACGCCGATGGCGATCAACCACTCGGCCGAGGCCGGGCGCAGCGTGAGCGTGGCGCCGGCGGGGTATTCGCGCCCGGCGTGGGTGTGGGGTTTGAGCAGCGTTACGCGCATTGCGTAGTCCTCCGAAAACGGCTTGTAAAGGCGAGCGGCACATAGGTGCAGCCGTCGATTGTTGCGGGCGCAAAACCCGGGGTGGCGCTTCGAAGCGCGCCGTAACCGTTGCCGGCATTCCAGCCGTCAAGCGCATCGAGCACGGCGTCACACAGCACGCTGGCGTCGGCTCGCGGTGCGGCCCCGGCTTTGATGTCGCGCACGTTGCGCACCGCAGGCACCACCACCCAGGTTTGCTCGACATGCGCCCAGCCAGGCGGCAGGGGTGCGGCCTCCTGGATGATGCGGTGCCCGCCGTACGCCACGCGCACGCTGGGCTTGGGCAGGCTGGCCTCGGTCGTGGCTGCGAGGTCGGCCGTACTCAACACATGCACGCCCAGGGCATCGCGCACGAGCGCGTCCAGGCGCGCCACAATGAGGGGCTCGAGGCCCAAGAACGTGGTCACTGCAGCCCCCCGCCCGGCCGGCGGCGAAACAGCGCACCGCCCGAGTTTTCGAGCACCTCGCAAACCTGCGGAATGGTCGGCGTGCCAGGGCGCTCGCCCAGGCTCACCGTGCCGTCTGCAATGTGGCGCAGCACCCGGGCGCAGTCTTCGTAGCGCTTGCGCACCTCTTCTGGCGCGGCGTCGTCATACAGCCGATAACGGCTGATGTCGCAGGCGATGCGCCGCAGTAACGTCGGCGTAGGCTCGAGCGGCAGCGGGTAACGCGTGCCCACATAGCCGTCGATCTCGCCCGAGGCGTCGTCGATGGCCCGCTCGACCCGGTCGGCGTCGATCACGTCAAGCGCGGCGCCCTGGGCAATCTGGGCAATCTCGCGCTCGCCAAACCGGTCGATCAGGTCTTGCAGGATGGCGTAGGGCATCGCGGCTTACTCGATCTCAGCCAGTGGGCCGCACTCCGGCACCACGACCAGGTCGGGGTCGGTGAGCATGCGCAGGATCTCGTCTTCGCTGAACTCGTCTGCGCTGACCCGCTGCTCGGCCACGCTCCAGGCGCGACCACAGCGGCGAAAACCCTCGCGGGTGGCTCGCACACGCAGGTGCGTGACGGGCAGCACGGCCTCGTCGAGCATGCCGTGGATGACCTGGCCGAGGACTTCTTCGACGCTGCCACCGGGCGCAGTCACCGCCTCGGCCTGGCGCGCGAGGTCTTCGCGCGCAGCCTCGGCTACGCCGGGCGGCTCTGTCGCGGCGCCCGAGGCCATCGCCCCGGGCGCCGGGCCTACGGCCTCGGTGGTGGTTGTATTGGTGCCGGCGCCAGTTTCCACAGCGCCGCCGGCCGAGCCCGCCCCTTGGGCGGTTTTGTGCTTGTGGCTGGCCATGGTGCTTACTCGAGCCAGGGCGACACGATCAGCTGCGCGGTGCCCTTCCACACGTTGGTGGCGCCGGCGGTGTTGCGCTCGGCGTTGAGCAGCTCGAGCGCCTCGGCCTCGTTGCTGGGGCCGACCACCAGGTGGGTGGGCATCACCCCCAGCGGCGAGCCGTCCGGGCGGAACTGCGCAGCCAGCGAAACGCGTGCGGCCTCGTAGTTGGTGGCGTCAAGCGCGAGTTTGGAGCCGACCGCCAGCTGGTGGAAGCCGAAGCCTGCCGTGTAGCGGGCATCGGCGCCGAACACGAACTCGTCGTGGTCGAACACATGCGGATCATCCGGGCGGGTGCGGCTCACGAACTGGGCCTTCTTGCGCTCCTGAAAGATCATCGGCTTCATGAAGGCGCGCGAGAGATCCATCAGGAACCACGGCGCACCGCTGCCGCCTTGGGTGTTGCTCCAGCTCACCTCGGCCTTGGCGCGGTTGTAGCTGGCGTGGTCGGTGTCGAAGTAATACTGGCCGTCGAAACCGGTGGTGGTGAAGCCGGCAGCGAGCAGGCCCCACACCAGGTCATCGGGGTGGCGCGCGACGAGCTCGCCCTGCATCGCGAACACGTTCGAATAGATGCCGAGCTTGTCGTCTTCGATCGCATCGCGCTTGACCGCGATCGTGTTCTCCCACTTCTTGTTGCGCAGCTGCGCAGCGGTGGCCTCGAGGTTGTTGTAGACGCGCTGGCCGACCCACTCGCGCATGCCGGGCAGGTCTTTCATCCAGCCGTAGTTCTCGGCATCCGACGTGCTGGGGATCAGCATCGCCACCTGGTTCCAGGTGGGCGCCACGGTGCCGAAGCCACGCAGGAACGCGGCGTTGAAACCCTGGGCCAGGGCGGTGAGGTTTTGCGGGGTGATCAACATGTGTGCTGCTCCTGTTACAGGCCGAGGCCGATCTGGACCCACACGCCGTCAGCATCGACAGCGGCGATTTTGCCGGCACGACTGCGGGCGCTCGATCCGTTGGTTTTGGCGACGGTCTGGTCATCGACGATCCAGCAGTCGGCGCCCACATCGGCCTGGGCGATCAAGTCACCGGCCGAGCTGTTGCCAAACTTGAAGATGCCGCGCCGGACTTCGACCACGGCCGAGCCGGCCGCCACGGCGGTGGCGGTGCTTTCGGCACGCCCGACGGCGATCAGCGCGGTGGCGACGCGGCCGGGGGCTGCATAGCCGGCATCGAGCACCACCAGACTGCCCTGGTGGACGGTGGTGTTGGCCTTGACCGGGAAGGCGAAGATCTCGCCGTGCTTCAGCGGGGTGTTACGGGCTTGGGTGAGTGCGGCCATGGCTTAGGCTCCCATCTTGGCTTTGGTGAACTCGTCGGCCGACAGCCCCAGGGCGCGGCACACGGCCAGCTGGGCATCGGTCTGCGCGTTGCCGTCGGCACCACCCGGGGCGGCACCACCGGTCTGAGTGCCGGCGAGCGCGGCGATCGGGTGAGCGGTGGCCACAAACTGCTTGAGTGCGGCGAGGTTGCTCTTGCCGAGATCGGTCGCCCAGTCTTTTTGGGCGGGCAGCAGCTTTCCGGCCGACAGCGCAGCCTCGACCACTTCGTCGACTTCGCGGCTGTTGAGCCGGTCAGAGAGCGCGGCAAGGTTCGATTGCAAGCCCTGCACCACCGCGATCGGCACGAACTTGGCCGGATCGGGCGTGGCGGCAGACAAGGCTGCGAGTTGCGATTGCGCCTGGTCGGCGCGGGTCTTGAGCGCGGCGACACCGGCCAGGGCGTCGCCCTCGGTGGTGTCGGCGGGCAGGCCGAGCGCTGCGAGCAGCGCCTTGAGCGTTTCGTTCACGGCAGGGGTCTCCTGGCTGGGGTGGGGGTGGCCGGAATGGCCAGTGGGAAAAGCAGCCGACGCCCGCGCAGACAGCGCGGCCAGCATCGGCTCGTCGATTGCAGGGGTGTTGGTGAGCGCAACATGGGCAAGGTCAAGCACCTCGCCGGTGTCGGGGTCATACGGAAACACCGGGGACAGATAGCGGTACTTGTCGGCCGCGATCATCTGCGCGGCCTCGGCCGTCCAGGTCACGGCGCCATACAGACCGGGCTCGTCGCCATCGGCCACAAAGCTCAGCGAGCGCGGATCGATCCAGCCCGAGGCCGGCACCGGCAAGCCGTTGTCGGCGGCGCGCAGCGCCTGGTGCTCGAAGTCGATCAGGATGTCGGCCGTGCGGGTCGCGTTGGCGGCGATCACCCGGCGCGCGCCTTCGGCACTCAAGCGCCACGGCCCACGGCCCGCCATCGCGCCGCGGGGGGCGTCGAACTGCCCGGCGGGAATCAGCCGGATGCGCGCATCACCGGCACGCACCCGCAGCGCGCAGGCGGCGAGGGGGTGAGGGTCTTGCGGGTGACGGTGGGGTGTTTTGTGTGGCATGCCGACGATGTTCGTCGG